TAACAAGGCGATTATAATCCCCACCATAGCGATCATCAGCAATCTTTTGTACCGCCGCTTTAGCTTTAGGGTTATCGAGGTTTTGCATGATATTCAAAGGGATAATTTGAAAAGTGGATTCGCTATTGGGTGAGCTAAACAAGCTATCCAAGCTGTAAAGTCTTTTATCTCTTGCTCCTTTTGGTGTATAACGACCAATAAAGTCAGCCTCAATAAAACCTTTTTGAACAGCATCCCAAGGAATCCCGATATTCTTAAAATGCTCGTTTACGGCTCCATACGATTTAAGTTTTTCTGCTGGAGTTCTAGATTTAAAAGCATCAACAACAAGAGACTGGGCCACTTTATTGCCTTCAAATTTTACCGTGTTATAAAGCTCGGCGTGTTCTTTAGGATCAACAAGGAGTCCAGCCGATACGTCACTGATGTACCTAGCAACATATGTCGAATCCGATTCAAAAAGATTCTTTGATTTCCTAGGTTTACCGTTTGAATCAAGCAAAGTATTTCCTTTGGATTCCGCAATGCTCTGTTGAAGAACTGCTTTTTTGGCTTCTTCTGGATTCATTCCTACAGCAACTAGTTTTTCTTCTTCTTGTCGAATAAGCTGCGCTCTTGTTGATTCAACAGCGGTTACCGGAGCAGCAAACACAGGGTTCTTTTGGATATCACTTTTAATCCCAGCAGAAACCGCTGCACCCATGTCTTCTTTTAATAGCTGGGCTAGTTTAAGGTGCAAAATAGCTTGCTCTTTCTTATCTTGAGTTCCCTCAAAGCGGACTACTTTACCGTTTACATCGTAATCAAAAGAGGTTCCCGTTAAAATCATTTCCGTTTTATCGTTCATCTCACTACTATATTGCGGAATCAATCTACCAAGAACACCATCGACAACAACACCAAAAGCAGGGTTGATAATCTTCTTCATTCCATCTGCGCTCGTTTGAAGAACGGAGTTTTGGAGTTCTGGATCATTCGCAATAAAAGCTTCCGCACCGCCAACTGTTCCAACATTTGCGATATTTCTAAATACAAGTTGGCTTCCACCTTCTTCAAGAGCCTTGTTAACTGCTTTATCGCCATTAGAAGCTCTCGTGAATTCCGCTGCGCTTTTATTAGATACCAGAGTATCAATGGACCTTAGAGCTTGCTCTTGTTCGGTAGGGGTTAAGCTGGAATTTTTAAAGATACTATCGGATGCTTTTTTATAAAGATCATCTAAATCTCCTCCTTGTGCCATCTGTTTTCGTATATCAATCAACACGGGAGACACGATATTATCAACCTTTGTTCTCGAAGTGCGTTCGTTCTCAGCACTGAATTGATCCTCTTCACGGTCCACGAGATCCTCAAGACCAACAAAGGTAGCCCTACCGTCCACCGACCCAAACAACGGTTGATCTCCTATTTTTACACTGTTAAGCGCACCAAGGATCTTACGAGCTTCGGCAAATCTACCGCCCGTTGAAAGGGTTTTTATTTGAGTTTCTAAGTTGGCTCTAAGAATCTTTGCGCGTTCTGTTGGTGAGAATTGAGCATTTGCTAAACTTTGATCCCCGGCTGAGATTACGTTATTAAGACCCTCATTAAACTTTTTAGTTTCGTCTTCTGCGCTACGAGAAAACCCAGTAAATTTTTTATCGTTCAGCGGAGAGTCCTTATTAGGGCTGTAGATATCCACACGACCCGACAAGGTTTTTCCTTGATACTTTTTGGCAGTTACGTCCATCCATCGACCTGTGTGAGTACTTCCGTCCTCCATTGTCAACGTAACCATATCCCGCAACTTGAATCCTTGAGCCTCTAGCTGCTCTTGAAGATCTGGAGACAACGCAAAGTCTTGGTTGGCTACCAGCTTGGACTTAGTAAAGATTCCGTCCTTGATTTTTTGTTGGTCTTCTTCAGAAACATTCGATCCGATACCCAACGCTGATCTCCAATCGTAAGTGGGGTCGCCCGGCTTTTCCCATCCATAGATAGTCCCCCTTGGTTGCTCGTTAAAACTCCTAGCTTGCCCTGTAGGTGGTTCTAAAGAAACACCGTTCTCTGGACCGAGTATAGGAAGATTTGCTATTGCTTCGTCTTTGTTAAACTTGGTAATCCCTGCATCAAAGTTCGACACTTGTCGTTGAACAAGATCAGGAACAACCTCTTCGATCAACTGGTTGTGAATTGACTGGGCATAGGGACTCTTGTCGGCGTATTTACTGAATTGATCCGTAAGTTCCTTAACACGTCCCTCTGCGTAAGCCTTAAAATCCTCTGGGGTTGTGATCCCTTGGTCAGCATATTCGTGAACTGGGCGATTCTTAAGTTCCTCCGCAAGGCCTGTGAGTTGTGGTTGAACCGTTGAGTTGTAATACCGCTTATAGGTTGTCTCAAGAAACGTCTTCTCCTTACCGAGCTTATCAAGGAAGCTGCCAGCATTAGGGTCTCCTTGTTCAACACGCTTGATAACCTCTTGAGGACTCAAAGCATTCGCTTCAATCTCCCCTTGTTTCGATTGGATGTCAACGAACTGCCCAAGCAACTGAGAGCCACCCTTAAGTGCATCCGCAAGCTGAAGCGCTGGGTTTGTTTGAGGTGCTTGTTGAACCTGTACGTTATACTGTCCACCGCGTTGAATCGTAGGACGCAACTGAACTTGACCTAGATCAAAGTTTACTTGTTCACGACCACCGCCGCCCTTGAGTGCTTTAAGAAGTTCTTCTTGTGTCATAAAAATTATTTAACCTTGTTTCGGCGTAGTTGCCCCTGCGTTTTGAGCAGACGAATAAAGACTTGCGCTTGTTTTTGCGCCTTCAATAAATGCTCCGAGATAGTTAGGTTGTGGAATTGGTTGGTTAATTCTAAATAGATTCCGTTGATAACCAGACCCAGCTGATTGAATCTCCATTTGCCGCCCGATACCAATCATCTCCGCTTGCTTACGCTCAGAGAACGCATAGGTTGCCTCCTTACGGGAGATGTTAGCAACAAGTGCTTCCACGCTGAGACCCGCAACACCTCCTTCACCAGCAGCCACAACAGCGGATGCCTTAGCTTCCTTTCCTTTTAACTCGGCCTCTTGGAGACGCTGTGAGCGAGCTACTTGTTCTTGAGCTTCCTGTGAGCGTAACGAAGTAACCTCCTCAAGATACCGCTGGCGCTCTTGTTGGGACGCTAGTTTCTGTTGTTGCTCCTGAGCGTCCGCTTGATCTTTTTGTCCTTTAGCAGACATGTAGGTATTTAAGCCTCCTACAGTAAGCGCTAATGCCATTGGGTTACACATGATTGGTAATTGTAAATTTTAAGAAGGGTTGATTATTTTTAAGAACGATCTCAGGGCTGAACTCAGCACCACAGAAAAGGAGCCACCTAGCAGCATCCGTATTATCAATATGGAGGTAATTAGAAGCCTTACCACCCACAGCCTTTAACATGGCCTTAATCCACTCAGGGCTGTGTCTGATGAAGTCACGGGCCGCTCTAGGAACCAATAGGTCACTACCAAGCGCCCAGATGTAAGGCTCATCGGTATCCTCACCGCCACAACCAAACATAGCCAATGGTGTCCCATCGAACTTATCGGCTATCGTGAAGGTACACAGGTCGAGTGTAAGGCCAATCATGAGTGCATCCTCAGGGCTGTGGCCCCCACAACGACACTCAAGAACATCAAAGGGTCTCATGGTCTCCGCAAGTGGGCCTATGTCGTCAACCACAGCAGACCTAATGATGCACTTTTGGTAACTCCTAAGCGTATCGGGAAGCCCTTGTGTGGGCGTTTGCTTCAAATTCTGCTGATTGGAAATTGGCTGAGAATGCGCTGTCATTGATGATTTTAATAACGGAATCCTTGGCCTCTGTAAAGATTGAAAACCGCATTGCTCCATCCTTGAAGATCATAGTGCCAGCACGGGACACATCAACGATACTAGGCGTGAAATCCACGGTCATCGTATCACGAGCCGCAGGTGTCACTTCGATTCTAAAGTGAGCAGCATCGGAGAAGAAGACAACACCGTTACGCAGGATGAACCTAGTAAGACCCGAAGGAGTCCCCTGTGGTCCCCCTTGCTGCTTAAACACAGGCTCACTGAAGGTGTACTCCATAGGATACCTGAGACCAATAAAGCAGGTTGCTGGGCGATCTAGGTACACCGTGTTACCCACTACGTTATCAATCTTTATGTTGATTCCCTTTTCATCGTAGGCTTCAACAACGTCCCCTTCGGTGATATTGTAGGAAAGATCAATGTAATCCGTAGGACCACTTGTGATTTTCTCAAGGAGATCTAGGTGATAAGAGAAGTTCCCAAGGGTGTCAGTCTCAGTCCGTTGTTCCTCCATGTTGATGTACGTAAGCATCGCTTTGTTCTCCTTGTTTCCAAGGATGTACAAGGTGCTGTTCATGAACTCAATCCCGTAGATGTCCATCGACATTTGGAACTTAGACCAACTGGAAATCACCTTCTCGTTACCACTCCAGTAGTACTTGTAGATGTACAGGGTGTTCGTTGTAGAGGTGCGTGAAAGGACAGCGATAAGGCTTTCGGTAGAGGACGCTGCGATCTTCACGCTTGATCCTGCTTCGATGTACGAAGGAATCTGTGAAGTGATGTCAGCGGAGTCGTAGGTCATACTGGAGGCATCCAAGCGAAACTCGCGGATACCAAGGAATTTACCACGAGTAAACGAGAAGTAAACATAGGCTCCAAGCTCAGTGGGTTCCGCAGAGGTATCAACGTCGTAATTGGTTACTGCGGTGATCGAGATGTTCTTAGAGGTCAAGGTGTCGCCACTCTTAACAACGAACTGCCCACGGTCAGCAAACAGAATAAGGTTCTCTTGGAATCCTACGGCTGAGAACAACTTGGAGATCTTGGTGGAAGCAGCAGAGACATCAATGAGGTCTGAGTCCAACAAGGTTCTCACGGTGGTCCTGAAGAAGTTAAAGAACTGTCCAGCTTCGCTAAAGATCACCGTGTCGTCCGTAAGGAACCCAAGGCGATTCTTGAAGAAGAACAAATTGTTCACAGGTTTCCCGATGAACGACGGAAGTGGATTAGAGTCATCGTTGCCAACAACACGATTATTCCAAGCAACCTCATTGAACTCAAAGGCGTTAAGACCTGTGTTCACAAGTCGTTGTGGCATCGTTTCTGGATCAATCTTATAGGAGATCTCAGAGCCAACATCCTCAATCCAACCACCAGCACCAAATGATCCTTCATCGTTCGTCTTAAACTTAACAAAGTAGTCGTCCTCTTTGCTGTCGATAGCTCCTCTTACGGCCACCCTGAAGTTGTTAAAGGACGTTACTGGGAGATCGCTGAGATCATCCACAGTCTTAAAGACAACACCCATAGCAGCATTGGCTAACCCATCGGTACTTGCAAGGTAGAAGGTTTCTCCGAGCTTATTGGTGAACTTAATGGTGTTCCCTAGTACCGTGTGGTCATAGTTCTGGTGTACGACAGGAGATGATATAGCGGGGTCCGTAGCTGTTCCAGCGGTGATTAAAGCATTCAACCCAACAGCAATGGTCGTGGTGTCCGCGTTAGCTGCTGTTGTAGAAGCTCCTGATACGTAGTTAATTACAGCACTAGAGGTATTTGATTGTGGATAGGACATTGAGGCCGTACCCTGACTAGCATAAACCCCCTCAATAGTGACAGTAATCGAAACAATTTCACCAGTAGTGTTGTTAATGTTTACGACGTACTTAAACGCTGTTAAAGCAACTCCTGCACCAGACAACGTAATTATAGGTGGAAACGCAGAGTTGTATCCAGATCCAGCGTCTTGAATGGTAAAACCAATTAAACGCCATCGCGTATAATAAGCAGTCCACACAGGGGTAATCTTGGCTCTTCGAGAGTTCTGGCCGTTGAAGTTCAACTGGTAGTTCTTTTCGTAGTCCCCTTGCTTGATAAATACCAAAGCCTCAGAGTCACTGATAGCCTCCGTCTTATCCGTGGTCATCGCTGGGGAAACCGTGGTGTTCAAGAAGAACGACGAGTCAGCCAACGTAAGAGGCTTAATGAGCTTCCTAGAATCACTTGTGACAAGATAGCTGGGCAACGGGAAGCCACCAGTGACTCCATTGATCGTAGCCTCAACACCCGTGAGAAGATTGAATGCCCGTGCAACCTCTGAGTTAAGAACAACAGCGTACCGTTCAGTCTCTGAGCGATTCACAAAGTGAACCAAATCAGTGGACTTAAAGGACATCCCATCAACACCACGGATCACACGGGTACACTGGCGTTTCTTTAGGCCATCACTGACGGAACTCAGGGCGTTGACTTGTTCCTCGCACTGGCCCACAAAGCGGACTTTAGGTGACTGCTGAGAAACACCTCCGACCAGATTAGAAACAGATGTGGTGATGTTTGCCATAAGATTTAAGAGATATCTCCGCTGCGGTTAATACCAACACGGCTGGCAACATCGTAGTTGTCAAAGATAGTAATATCAGAGTTGCGTCCATCGGTCTCCTCTAGGCGAGCCTTGGCCATCATCTCATCACGCATGATAAGGCTCTCAAGCTCCCTAGATCCCACAAGTCTCCCTTGAAACACCCGTCCAGCCTTAATGGTGATGTAGCGTCTTGCTTGTTCTGGAAGATCCTCCCAGTCCAAAAGGAAAGTCATGTTTACCGTGAGTGTGTCCACCGTGAACGTCGCAGTGTTTTTAGTGCGATCCCAGATGTTCAAGCCACGCTGAACGATGTCATAAGAGCGATCCACAGCATCCACTTGAAGGGTATTTGCGGGTACTTGGAAAGTTCCAGCAGGGATTCCTTGGGCGAGCTTGAAGTTCTCGATGGTGTTAAACTGCCAACCATCCGATTGGATTTCACGGCTCACTTCATCAAGGATGTTCTTCGCCAACGCTGCCGAAAGCGGAAGGGCTGTAGCAGTTGCAATGCTGTTAATAGGAGCCTCTCCGATATAACCAAGCATCGTATTAACTGCTTCTAGTTTTGATGTAAGTGTAGCCATGTATATGTGATTTTAAGTATAGTTGTATAGAACTTACAGCATAGGTCAAGTGCGCCTTGATCTACAGTGTAAATCCCAAACAAAAGGAAAGCCCCCTTTAGAACTTACGAACTAAAGGGGGCCAAGTGGGATTAGCGATTAACCAATCGTGACAGAAGCTTCAGGACGCAGGACACCGTGGCCCATAGCGTACTTAGCAACAAACAGCGTTCCTTGACGCTCGATTTGATACTCGGATTCGGTAGCAAGATCAAGGAGCTTCACCGTGCCGATAGCACTTGGGTGAGCAACAATCATCTCGATTGCCGAAATGTCAGTAGCGTTGTAGCCGACACCAGAAGCACCGAAGACATCGTTCTTAGCATTTGCATCGTCAGCATCAGCAGAACCGGAAGCCACCGTAACGGTAGCCAAGTGGTTCGACTTGAAGAGGCGGATACCAGCGATGGTTGGGATCTTGCCAGTAGCAACATTACCAGAACCACTGTAGTCACTGCTCATAACGGTCTCATCCGAACCAAGCAGCGTGTAATAGTCACGAGGCTTAAGGATGGCGAAACGCTCGTCCTCTGGGACATCCTTTTCGTCCAAGCTTTGAGCAGCCAGCATGAGGGCATCAACGATCTCGGAAGCCAGTGGGGTTGCACTGAGTTTCGAGGTAAGGTTGGTTCCAGCGTATCCACCAGTGATGGAAGGCGTAGAGGTCAACGCAGCAGCCACAAGGGTCTTCATGGTTGCAATGTCGAAACGCTTTGCAAGAGCCTTGCCGAGTTCCTTAGCGTAAATGCTACGGACATCGTAGTGGTTCTTGAGTTCGTCAACATTCGCAATGAAGGTCGAAGCAACCAACAGGTCATCGATGGTGATGATCTTTTCTGCGTGTTTAATACCACTCAGATAGCCAGCATCCGCATCAGCGATGTTTTGACCGGGAGTGTGATATTTAGCAGTTGCGATACCAGTCACAGGGAACTGAGCAGACTTGCCGCTTTGAATCGTCCGCACCATGTGCAGATCCTTCATCACGTTGAGTTCTTCAAAGGTGGTCAGGATTTCTCCAGAGAACACTTTGAGGAAGAGAGCATCCACATCACCAGCAGTGTTGACTTGACCGAGACGGGATGGAGTAGTAGAACCATTAGCCATATAATTATTTTAGTTTATTTAGTTTTAACAAGCGTGTCCGTATATTACGTTCGACTATCGTTTACTTGTTAAAGAAAGAACGACTCGGTTGTCCAGCGCACTGGGCCTAGTTCTTGCTTTATAGCTTTTTAGATTGTCATCCTTTTATGGACGATTTCTCTTTAACTCATTAGTGAGCTAAAGGGGAAAGGGGTGTGATGGTGTAGGAATCGAGACCTACATTTCCTGAGACAACTCAGGGTTCTCTTGTTGAACTAACCACCACAAAAGTGACGGCCCGTTGACTCGGATAGGGTTTGGAATCCTTACCGTTTCGGCTGAAGCTATCCACGACGGGCCAAGCGTGGGGCCAAGAGCAGCCTGAAAGAAATTACTCTTTGGTTTCTAGGTCATTAACGTAGTGAAGTAGATCACCTACGATTACCTTTTGTTCCTTTGTGAAGCTCTCGTTCTTGAGACGCTCTAGGAACACT